CGGAATATGAATTTGATGTAACTAAACCTGATGGTATTGGTAAAGCAACGGTACATTGTAAAACAATTGAACATGTAACTGATCAACGTAAACGTAGAAATTCAATAGCAAAAGCTGCAGGGTTTCCACCACCAATTATAAAAGCACCGGAAGATCAAACCGTATTAGAAGCTTTGTTTCAGACACAAAAAATAATTAATCCCCCAGTAGGTACATCACCAAAAGAAAAATTACATGACGTACTACATGCAAAAATAAATGGCCCTAAAGCTATGAATGATGCTGCGTTTAAATCTGGCACAGTGTTGATAGAAGATGGTTATGCATACTTTAAGTTTGATAAATTTTATGACAAACTAAAATCTAAGAATTGGAAACACGGTGAAGACAAGACAGGTGTTATGATGAAAACTAATTACAAACATTGTGACATACAATTTTTAGAACAAAAAAGATATCCAAGCACTATTAAAAATAAATATAATACACCAACAAAAAATGTTGTGTGCATAAGTATAGAAAACTTTGAAGATATTAAAATTAATCACAATAAATTATTACACAACACGGAGATAATGTAATGGCTGTTAGAAAAATATTAGGTCCTCCAGGTACAGGTAAGACAACTAGACTTATCAAGTATGTAAAAACATTTGTTAAATTAGGTACACCTATTGATAAGATAGGTTACTTTGCATTTACAAAGAAAGCCGCAGAAGAAGCTATAGATAGGACGTTAGATCTGTATCCAAAATATTCACGAAAAGATTTAAAACATTTTAGAACACTGCATTCACTAGCTTTTACACAGTTAGGTATGAAAAAAAGTAATGTTATGCAGGACGAACATTACCAGGACATAGGTCGTAAACTTGGAATAGAAGTTACAGTCTACTCTAACGGAGAAGAGAAGACAGGTTTTGTAGATTCTGATAGTGAGTATTTTAATCTTATTAATGCAGCAAGAATTAAGAATGTAACTATTGAAGAAGAGTACAACACTGACATGTATTCAGAGGACATAGACAAACATCAATTACAAATTTTAAAAGACGAAGTAGACAATTATAAAACATCATACGGTCTAGTAGATTTTACAGATATGATCGAAAAATTTAATGTGTCAGAATTGTGTCCAAAATATGACGTAGTATTTGTAGACGAAGCACAAGATTTATCACCGATACAGTGGAAAATGTACGATATACTTAAGAAAAACTCTAAACATGTTATCTTAGCGGGCGATGATGATCAAGCTATTTATGGTTGGGCTGGTGCAGATGTGCAACGTTTTCAAGACGAGCCTGCAAAGAACATTATTTTGCCACAATCTTACAGGGTGCCACACGCGGTACAACAAATAGCAGATCAGATATTAAATCGTATACCTGACAATAGAAGAATTAAAAAACAATGGGCTTCACGTCCTGAAGGTGGGTCTGTAAATCACGTAACATCGATAGAAGACGTACCGTTACATCAAAGTGATTGGTTAATATTAGCTAGAACAAATGATAAATTAATTAAATTAAAATCAGTATTACAAGAAATGGCTATTTACTTTGAAATAAAAGGTAGAAAAAGTTATAAAACAAGATTGTATACAGCGGTAAAACATTACACAAGATGGCAACAAGGAGATTTATTATCTCTATCTGAAGTAAAAGATGTTTTAGAACAAACAGATGTAATTGTAGATCCATTTCCTAAAGAAGAAAGAATGTACGATTTAACAGAATTTAATTTTTATAAATCACACGATTGGTACGAAGTATTTACACAAGATCCAGAAGAATGTTTATACATTAGAGAAATGTTGCGAAACAAAGAAGAGTTATCAAAACCGGCAAGAGTAAAACTATCTACAATACATGCAGCAAAAGGTGGAGAAGCAACAAATGTTTTAATGATTGTAGATAACACAAAAAAAATAAGAGAAGCTATAGACAAAAGTGAGGACAAACATGATGAAGAGCATAGAGTTTGGTACGTAGGTGTTACTCGTACAAAACAAAATTTATATATAATGACACCACAAAGAGAGGATAGAAGTTATGACATCTAAAAAAGAAAATCCATACTTAAAACAAGTTTCAGGAACACATTACATGTACATGGAAATACAGCCAGCAGAATTTATTAACAAGAATAAATTGCTTTTTGCAGAAGGGAACGCTATAAAGTACATATGCAGACACTCACAGAAAGGCAAAGTAGAGGACATTGATAAAGCAATACATTATTTAGAAATGATTAAACAAAGGGATTATGGAACCAAATAATCATGTACCATTTTATATGGGGCTGTTTACCTGCCTACTGATTTTTTGTTATCTAGCATTATGAAAAAAAGTGTAATTAGAAAAACAATTAAAATAAATAAACATAAATTCAATTTAGAAATATATCCAAGGTTAGTTGATTGGGAGATATTTCCACACAACTACGACGCTGCTTTGTATGCATTTAGCAACAAAGAAAAATTAAATAAAAAAATAAAAGTTAACCATGTATATCAAAAGGAAAAAAGATGAAGATACCTACCTTTAGTGCACAGACAGAATGGGTTATACCTACAGAATTTCCAGACCTTAGACAGGTTGATGAGATTGCAATTGACCTGGAAACAAAAGATCCTGATCTTATTAAAAAAGGATCTGGTTCTATTATTGGTAACGGAGAAGTTATAGGAATAGCTGTAGCTACTGCACATTACAAAGGATACTTTCCTATTGCACATGAGGGTGGTGGTAACATGGATCGTAAAAAAGTTTTAGAATGGTTTAAAGATATTTTAAATACAACTTCTACAAAAATATTTCACAATGCAATGTATGATGTGTGTTGGATCAGGGCTATGGGTTTTACAATCAATGGCAGAATCGTAGATACAATGATAGCCGCAGCTGTGACTGATGAAAATAGATTTAGATATGATCTCAATAGT